CATTACTGAACTAAATTGGGACGGTAATAACGTGATGGGTAAGGCACTTATATTAGACACTCCGATGGGGCAGATCGTTAAAGGTTTACTCGATGGTGGCGTTCAACTAGGTGTATCAACTCGTGGTATGGGAAGTCTAGAGAATCGTAATGGAACCAACTATGTAAAAGAAGATTTTATGTTAGCAACGGTTGACATTGTTCAAGATCCATCCGCCCCAGAAGCTTTTGTTAATGGCATTATGGAGGGGGTCGATTGGGTATGGAACAATGGTGTGATAGAAGCTCAAGACATTGAAAAGATTGAGACTGAAATTAAGAAAGCTCCACGATCGGGATTGTATGAAGTACAAACTCGTGAGTTTAAAAATTTCCTCTCGTTGCTTAAATAATAGAGGAGTCAAAACATGACTGATCAAAATTACGAACAGGATGCCGACCTCGATGAAGCAACGGAAGTTGTGGATGAGGCTAAGGCACCAACTACAAAAGGCGATGCGAAAGCAGTAAAAGTCGATAGTACCTATAAATCAGGTACTGGTAAAGATGTCGACCCAGCTGCCGAAGCAAAAAAGGTTAAAGGTCCAAAAGCAACTCCGCCAAAGGCAGGTGGAAATGCTGGTGCTGAACCAATGCAAAAACTGAATGCTGGATACGGATACAAAATGGAAAATATGACTAAGTTGGCAGCTTTGCCTGCTGATGTTATTAATACATTGTATCAAGAAGCATTTGGTACTGACTTGGATCTAGATGAGTCCGATGAAGAATTGGTAGAGTATAACTTTGATGACGATCTGGAAGCTTTGGTTGAATCCGAAGCAACTCTTTCAGACGACTTTAAAGGTAAAGCTTCTACAATTTTTGAAGCTGCTGTTAATTCCAAAATTATGGAAAAAGCTGCAGATATGGAACTTGTCACTGCAACCCTTATTGCCGAAAAAGTTGAAGAGCTGGAAGAGCAATATACCTCTGAAATCTCTGAAGCTGTTACAGAAGCACGTGAAGAGCTTGTCGAAAAAGTCGATAGTTACTTAAACTACGTTGTTGAAACATGGATGGAAGAAAATAGACTGGCGGTTGAAACCGGTCTTAGAACTGAAATCGCTGAGACATTTATGAGCAGCTTGAAAGATCTGTTCACCGAGTCTTATATCGAAGTTCCAGAATCCAAAGTTGATCTTGTTGATGATCTTGCCGAGCAGGTAGTTGCTCTGGAAGAAAAACTCAATGAAGAAACTGCTACTATTCTAGAAATGAGAGCTGGCATGCAGCAAATGGAACGTCAGGCGATTATCGCTAATGCGTCTTATGGTCTTGCCGGAACTCAAGCCGATAAACTAAGCAAACTTGCAGAATCGATTGATTTCGAATCAGCTGAAGCATTTGCAAATAAAGTAGATACGCTTGTCGAATCTTACTTTTCAGAAACCACTCCAGTAGAAGCTCCTATGGCTGCTACAATGACTTCTATTACTGAAGAAGTTCACGGTGAAGATGGTGATGATCTTGTAGAAGCTACAACTGGTCGTATGGAACAATATCTGACTGCAATCAGATCAAATAACTAAGGAGACAAAAGATGTCTAACGCATACAAATCGCTTACTGAAAAGTGGGCACCGGTTCTGAACGAAGAATCAGCCGGTACAATTCAAGATCAATATAGAAAGTCGGTAACGGCTGTTGTTCTTGAAAATCAAGAAAAAGCTCTTCAAGAAGCCCGTTCTGCTCAGCAAGGTTACTTGACAGAAGATGCACCTGGTGGTGCAAATACTGGTTCGATCGATAAATGGGATCCAATCCTTATTTCGCTCGTACGTCGTGCAATGCCCAACATGATGGCATATGACGTCTGTGGTGTTCAGCCAATGACTGGTCCAACTGGCCTGATCTTTGCGATGAAATCACGTTTCAATGGCGGTTCAACTGCTGCTGGCAATCCCGAAGCTCTGTTTAACGAAGCAAATAGCGCGTTCTCTGGCGATTCTGCTACAACAAATGCTCAAACCGGTGATACTTCTGGTTTAGGTTCAGTAGCCTCAGGCGGAGCTGTTGACTCAGCTGGTACTGCAGCTCAGCATGGTATCGGTATGGATACAGCAAACGGTGAAGGTCTTGGTACTACTGGTACTGGTCCAAACTCCGCATTCGCTGAAATGGGTTTCACTATTGAGAAATCAACCGTGTCAGCCAAAACACGTGCATTGAAAGCAGAATATTCGCTTGAACTCGCACAGGATCTGAAAGCTATTCACGGTCTGGACGCTGAAAGTGAACTGGCTAACATTCTTTCGACTGAAATCCTTGCTGAAATCAACCGGGAAGTAATTCGTACCATTAACGCTCAAGCGAAAACTGGTGCTTCTACATCTCAAACAGCTCTTAATGGTATTTTTGATCTGAAAAATGATGCTGATGGTCGTTGGAGTGTTGAGAAGTTTAAAGGTCTCATGGTTCAAGTCGAGCGTGAAGCAAACCAAATTGCAAAAGATACTCGTAGAGGTCGTGGTAACTTCATCATTACTTCTTCTGATGTTGCTTCTTGCTTGTCTGCTACTGGAATGTTGGACTATGCTCCAGCTCTGAAAGATAGCCTGACAGTTGACGATACTGGTAATACTTTTGCCGGTGTTCTTAATGGTCGTACCAAAGTATACATCGATCCGTATGCAACTGTAGACTATATTAACGTTGGGTACAAAGGTACCAATGCTTATGACGCAGGTCTCTTCTATTGCCCATACGTACCGCTGACCATGGTCCGCGCCGTTGGTGAGAATGACTTCCAGCCACGTATCGGGTTCAAAACTCGTTATGGTATGGTATCAAACCCATTTGTTGGAACCACTCCAGCGAACGGTCTTGCCACTCCCAGAACTAACCAGTACTACAGAATCTTCCGCGTAGACAATATCCTC